TCATCATAGTTAATAGCTCCTGCTCCTGCAGCAGCATAAGTGTCTCTAAAATATGGTATTTCTACTAAATCGCTATTTATTTCAGCTTGTTTTGCGACAGTATTACCTGATTTTGTGACTTTATTCCCAAAACCATTTACGGATACATTGCCGTTACCTTGTATGTTTTGTGTTGAACTTTTTTGTGGTTGTTGTAGCATAGAACCCTTACCTGTTAAGAGCCACCAACCACTAATTGAGAATATTTCTTCGATTAATGTTGCAATTTCAGCACCAATTTTTTGTTTTCCGGTCTCCATATCTCTTATATTATGTATTTTTAATCCTAATGTATCTGCAAAATCAGTTTTTGACAAACCAAGATATTGTCGTACTTCTTCGAGTCTTTTGTTCATATTGAAACACCTGTTTATTAAATTTATTGAGAAAATTTCTTAAAAGCTCTTGACAAATTGAGAAAATTTCTTTATACTTTCAAATAATTAATCACATTTACAAGATTAATTATATCGAAATAAAATAAAAAAACAAGAGATGTTTTTTTGTTCTTTAAAAGCTTATTGTTAAGGGGATAAATTTATAACAAGGAAAAGTTATGAAGGGTCTAGTTGTAACAAAAAAAGAAAAAAGACTTTTAAAAGAATGGAAGAAGTCTCTTAAAAAGAGAAAAGAGCCAATATTTAAAAGTCTTTATGAGCGTGTTTTGTTTTGGGAGTGTTTAAGACAGGGGATTGTTAGGTATCCTGCCTTAAAGCGTGAAGAGAAAAGTTTTAAAAATAAGCTTAAGTCACTCTACAATAAATAAAGTTTTTCTTTTATGTTTTGAATACAAAAAGAGGCTTCACCAGCATTTGCTGCTAAGCCTCTATATGATGAATCGTGATTTAAAAGCATTATTGTTTGATATGTTGCTATGTATGTTATGGCTTTTTGTAAGAAATGTATTGAAGCTACTTTATACTGAACTTTTATGAGTTCTGATGAGTTCCATTTCTTCATCTTGTTTCTTTGTGCTGGTGTAGATTTCGTGTATTTTTTTATTTCATCAATGTTGGAAATATACCATTTCCAATAATTGTCAGTACCTATTGATTTTTTCCATTCTTTGAATAGTGCATTATCTTCCTTTGATAGTTCATTTTTGAGTTCTGGGATTAATTGCTCTTCTATTGCATGTAAATAATTACTTAGGTTTTCCATTGGTGAGTCCTTTTTTATGGTTTTATATGAGAGTTTAATTGTATCAAAGGATTCACCAATATCCCCTTAGCTATAAGCTTTGCTTAGTGTTCCTTTACAACTTATTGTTCAAAAACCCTACGGCGGTAACAGGTCGTGTAATGTTCGTGCAACGATGAAAAAAACATCGGGGTGGTTGTCTTAAGTGATGACTAAATTTGAGGTGTGTACACCGTACCAAGAGAAGAAAAGCGGTGGAACTTATTAAATTTTGAATTGAAAATGGTGAATTTTGAATTGAAGATTTAATTTTTTAAAAGGGGTTGTGATGGTAGATATGACAAGTAGAGAGTATGATGAAAAAATCAGTATGGAAACAAGAAAAGCACAACATAGACTAAAAGAAGCTACCCGTAGACTTTATTACGATAGAGGGAATTTAACAAAAATTTTCTTTTATAGTGGATGGAATCGAAGACTTAGAAAATGTCTATATGCAAAAGTAGGAGTATAAGTGATAGAAATAATAGCTGTTAGTGCTTCTCAAATGGCACTGGTGTTTTTGAAACATATAAATATAAGATTGATAGTAAGAGATAGAGTGTGGCTTAGTTTGATAACTACATTTTTGGTTCAAGCTTCTTGGCTCGTAGCAAGTGCGATAGGAATCAACGGCTTTTTAAATGGGGAGTGGCATATAGTGGTTTTTTATCTTCTTGGTGGGGTAATAGGTAGCTTTATTAATTTTAAGATAAAGGTGTGAGATGAAAATACTAAATCTTTACGCAGGAGTTGGCGGTAATCGTAAACTTTGGGGTGATGAACATCAAATTACATCTATTGAATATGATGAAGCTATAGCTAATGCATATAAAGATATGTACCCGGGAGATACCGTGATAGTTTGTGATGCACATGAATATCTTTTGAAACACTATAAAGAATATGATTTTATCTGGAGTAGTCCACCATGTCCAACACATAGCGATATAAGAAGATGTGGTGTGCATTCCGGTCAATATATGGCGTTATATCCTGATATGAAGCTATACGAAGAAATTATATTGCTTAAGCACTTCGCTCCATTTAGAACAAAATGGGTGATTGAGAACGTAAAACCCTACTATAACTATCTTATTAAACCTGATATTGTATTACATAGACATCCTTTTTGGTGTAATTTTAAAATACGATTTACAAAGATACACGATACACGGAAACATCTTGATATTGTAGGTAGTAAAACTGTTTATGGCGTGAGCTTACAAAAATATGATATTTTCGACAAAAGGAAAGTGTTAAGAAATATGGTAAATCCTAAGCTTGGGAAATATATTTTAGACCAAGCTATGGAAAAAAAAATAGTAGTCCAAAATGGGCTATTTGAAGACTATGAGGTGTGAGTTATGACGCTTAGAGATGTTAAAACTTTGTATCGTATTGGTGAGAGGAAGCGGCTTTTGGGTGAAGCTGTTGTTATCGGATATATAGATGGTTTTAAGTGTTATGACAAGGAAAACAAATATAAAGAGATTGTAAATCCTAAATATATAAAGATAATTTTAAAGCAAAGAGGTTACTTATGAAACATACAACGATGAGAGAAAGGTTTGACAAAAAAGGGTTTAGTCCTACAGCTTATGCAAGAGCTTACGGCGTGAGTCGTGATGTACTTTATCGTGTGCTTGATGGGAAACTCACCGGCGAGAAAAAATCACATGAGGGTAAAGGTAATACTAGAAAAGTAATAGTGCAACTTAAAAAAGATGGGGTTTGGATAGGAAATCTTCCTTGGGAGGGATAATATGAGAGAGTTTACCGTAAGTGAATTATCAAAAAGTCTTAATATCGCTCATAACAACATTGCAAAAGCCTTAAAGGATGCATTATATACACTAAAAGATGTAGAAAACTCTACAAAAAAAGTAAAACATTACAAATACGAAGACCTACCTGAAAGATACAAAGATAAACTTAAAGAAGTAGGCATTGAAGATGCAAGAGAACCTAGTGATACTAACATTTTAAAAGCAAAAACTTCTAATTTTACTAAAAAGTACCTTTTGGCAGACCCTAAAAAGCAAAAACAAGCAGTGCTAAGGTGTAGATTGGTGGAGTTTTATCTGAAAAAAGACCCTAGTTTGAATGTGCAACGGTGGCTAGATAAAACACTAAATGAGTGTATAGAGTTTGATGAGCTTGGCGGTGTATCTGAAAAGCAACTATTTGACTGGCTTGATAAGTATAAAATCGCCAAAGCAGGAAATAAAAATCTCGTAGAAGTCTTTGTGGATGGGAGAGGCAGAGCTAAGGGTAAAAGAATAGCAATGACAAAAGAGATGGAAGATATAGCTATAGCACACTTTAGACGGACCTCAAAGCTCAACATAAAGAATATATATAAATTTATGTGTCATCAGTTTGGTGATGAGATGTGTAGCTATGATGTCTTGAATCGCTTTAAAAAAGAGTGGGAGAGAAATAATCCTGTGGAAGCACTGTTTGCTAAAAATCCTGATGCTGCAAAGAGTAAGTATCTTGTAGCTCTTGGTAATATGAGTGAAAAGGCAAGGTATCGTAACCACTATTGGGAGCTTGACTCTACACCTGCTGATATTATGTGTAGCGATGGCAAAAGATATACGATACTTGGTGCGATAGATATATATACAAGACGACCCGTGATGTTGGTAGAGGAACGAAGTGATAAGTATAGTATATCTAGGTTGCTTAGAAAGGGGATATTAACTCTTGGTATTCCCGAAAATGTAGTAATAGATAACGGTAGAGACTATACATCCAACCATTTTGAGAGTATTTGCCACAACTTAGAGATAGAACAACACATAACACCACCCTTTAGCGGTGATAAGAAACCCCATATTGAGAGGTTTTTTCGAACTTTGAGTCGTGGACTTTTTGAGGGGCTTCCAGGATACATAGGGGCAAATGTAGCTGAGAAAATGGCAATAAAATCTAAAGTATCCTTTGAAGAGCGACAAAAATCTATCGAAAAGTGGAAAAAAGAGAGGCGAAATAAAAGCGATGAGGAGAAAAAAGCCTTTGAGGAACTATTTTCTATAAAAAAAGCAAATATAGGTATAGATATAAGTACTACTTTGAGTCGTGATGAACTGCAAGGTTGGATTGATAACTGGATAAAAAACCATTATGAACAAAATTTACATAAGGGACTTAGCTGTAAACCTATCGAAAAATGGAATGAAAGTACTATACCTGTAAAAGGGATAGGTGATATACGGATGCTTGATATATTGCTTGGTGAAAGTATAGAAAAGAAAGTACATAAAAAAGGGATAGTTGATGATAAATGTGAGTATTGGGGTGCTGAACTAGAAAACTATATGGGTAAAAAAGTTAGGGTTATGCGTACTGATGATTTGGGCAAAGTGATAGTTTATGATGCTGAAGATATGAGGTTTATTTGTGAAGCGTTTGATTATAGTCGCCTTGGAATAAAACGAGAAGTTGCAGCAGCTGCTCAAAAACGACAAAGAAAGCTATTTAAACAAATAGCAAAAGATATAAAAGAGGCTGAAAGCTTGGGTCTTGCAGATATGCGAGATGTAATAAGCAATGCACAGAATGTAATAGAAGCCAATACGATGATGACCACGAAATATACCGAGGTTACAAAAATGCTTCTTGATGCTCCAAAAGAGATAGAAAAACAGACAAAACGGGAGGCTGACAAAATAAGAGAAGAGTTCAGAGCTAGTGGTGAGAGACCTATTTTTAAGATGTTAAAAGACAGGTTTGTTTGGGATATACAAAACGATAGAGTTGATGAGAGTACAATGGTATTGGCTAGTAAAAGCCCCCTTGTGTGGGAAATAGCACAAAGAGAAGCAGTATAAATAAAAAAGGAGTACAGATGAAAGATAAATTTATTGAGACACAAAACTATATAAAACTTGTAGAGGCTTTTGGAGCTTTGGAGATATTGCCTCCAAATACTCCACGCATGGGTCTTGGGTATGGAAGCTTTGGTTTGGGTAAAACATTTGCCCTGGAGAGACTTGCAAGTAATAAGGATGTGATAATCCTTAGATGTGGTACTACTTGGACAAAGACAAGCGTGATAAATAAGCTATGTGTTGAGTTAGATATAGATGAAATAGGCAAGACAAGCGATAAGTATGAAAAGATAGTAGAAGCTCTAAGGATAGATAAAAAGCCAATAATCGTGGATGAAGTGGATACGATATTGAAGCCTGATAAAACGACTATCCTAGAACTGTTTCGTGACATACATGACGAAGCGAATAATACTATATTTTTTATAGGTATGGAAGAGGCAAACGGTAAGCTGAAAAAACATAAGCATTATTACTCCCGGATTGTAAATCTAGTAAAGTTTGAAGCTATATGTATGGAAGATGTTAGGAAGTTTTGTGAACTAAGCGATATAAAAATAGAAGATGACTTGGTGGAGTATTTTTTGAAGAGATATGCGAACCTAAGACAGATGAAAGTACTTATTACAAGGCTTGAGAGTTGGTGCGAGATGAACGGTTATGAAAAGTGTGACTTGAAAGTATTTAAACTAAGCGAGGTGGAAAATGGGTAAACATGTAAACAAAAGGGTAAGGGCTATAAAGCCTACATTTGCAGGGCAAAAGCCTATAAAACAAAAGATTTGGGAGTATATGAGAAGAAATCCTATATTTTTTCCTGCCGAAATAAGAACAATAATAGAAGGTAGTGATACAACACTTAGAGGGATGATAAACTACCTTGAAAATGCAGGTTATATACAACGAGTAAATGATGAAAGACGCTTAAAAGAGAGATGTTATCGCCTTGCAAAAGATACAGGCAAATACGCTCCTATGTACAACAAAGGCAAGTTTTATGACTTTAATACGGGACATGAGCTTGACCTTGGGGCTAGAGTATTACTTAAAGGTGCTTTAAAAGAGAGCAGTATGGGGGATGTAGCCAAAAGGCTTGATATTAGCAAAAGTACGGTTAGTTTGATTGTAGCCGGTAAATATCCAAATCCTGAACATATGTATAACAAAATTAGACAAGAGTATGGAGCTTGAGTATGGGAATAGATATATTTACAGGTGTGGCAATAGCTGTGTCCGGGTTTGTGTTGGGCGTAATGTTTGCTGATGCATATAAAATTTTTAAACAAGAAAGGGGTAAAAAAAGATGGAAGAAGTTAGACAAACGGTAGGCGTGAGCCATCTTAACGGCGGTAAAGATTTTGTGGTGAGAAAAGGCGGTGGTACAGTAGTTCTAGATAAAAACCAAGCCGAGTGTCTCTTCGGGATGTTGGCTTGTTTACTTGGGTATGAGTTTAAAAAGAGAGAGAAGGAAGATGTGAAGCCAAAAGCTTAAGAGCTTTTGGCTGATAGTATTTAAAAAAGGTTTGTATGAAGCTTTTTTTAAGTGCTTGGAAGTACTTAAAAGTTTGAAAACAAGGAGATACAATGGCAAAAAAAGACGAACGGGGACATTGGAGAGCAAAGGATGGACGTTATGTGCATCCTGATATGGTGAGTGCTGATAAGCAGCTAGAAGATGAGCTTGTAGAAAAGCTTATTGCAGGTGCTGTAGGACTTAATAAGATTATAGGTAGCTTTAAAGCTAAGGCTTTTGAAGAGTGTTATAGTTTCAATGACCTACTTAGACAAAAGTACGATATGGAGAGAATTACTAGCAAAAGTGGAGCTGTTACACTAAAAAGCTTCGATGGTACTATGGAGGTGCAAATACAAGTTGCAAGGCTTATTACTTTTGATCAAAAGCTCTCTTTAGCAAAAGAGAAAATAGATGAGTATTTGACAGAAAAAACTATTACCGCAGATGCAGAGATACAGACTCTGATTACTAGGGCATTTGATGTCAAAAACGGCAAAGTAGATGCGAAACAAATATTGTCTTTAAAATCATATTCTATTCAGCATCCGACTTGGAGAGAAGCAATGGCTATGATAGATGACGCGACTGAAATAGCAGGTACGAAGTCTTATATAAGATTTAGACACAGAAAAAACGGTGAGATAGATGGAGCTATGGAAAATATACTTTTGGATATAGCAGCGGTGGAAGCTAAGAAACTAGATGAAGAGATAGTTTTGGTAGATAAAGTAACTTTGGAAAACTTATATAAAGCCTTGGAAGAGGTAAAAAATAAAGAGGAGGTAGGACATGAGTAATAAAGGACATTTTGATATGGCTTTTGAAGAAGTTATTGGTCATGAGGGAGGATATGTAAATGATAGTATTGATAGAGGGGGTGAAACAAAATATGGGATAAGTAAGCGTTCTTATCCTAATCTTGATATAGCTAATTTAACTCTAGATGATGCTAAAGAGATATATTTTAGAGATTTCTTTGCAACACCAACACTATCTTTACAAAATATAAAGAATGAAAAGATTGTTTGTGAAGTGTTTAATACTGCTGTTGTAATGGGCAAGAGTGTAGCTGGTAAGGTTTTACAAGAAGCACTTAACCTCTTGAATCAGAATGAAAGATTGTATGATGATTTAAAAGTAGATGGATGGATTGGACAAAAGACATACGAAGCAATACAAAAGAATAATCCTGCAATATTGCTTAAGGTGCTAAATGGCTTACAATTTTGTAGATTCCGAGATATTGTTGTAAATGATAAAACTCAAGAAAGATTCTTTGCCGGATGGATGAAAAGAGTTTGAAATGAACGTACAAGAGGCTTATTATTGGCAAGAAAGGGAAATAGCTGAGGAGGCAAGAATAAATAAAAAATTCTTGTTTCCTCTTGCTTATAGAATGTTACAGGGGGCTTTAGTGGCTAAGGCATCAAATACCGATGGAATATATTTAAGTCTTGATATAGAATCAGATGGGAGGGAATTATAGTGAAAAAAAGTCAAATAGAGATAAGAAAACACATACAATCTTTGTATGAAGTTGCCGAATTGGTAGGAAAAAAGAAAAAATATTTACAAAGCTATTAAGGCTTTGAATAATGTTTTATGCTTAGGGAGGGAGTTGTGATACATGTCGAATTAGATGAAACAACAGATAGGGCTATATTGAGTCTTGAAGGTCATTTGGGTTTAGTATATGCCGAACTTGCCCTTGTAATAAGAACTATTGCAGACAATAAAGAGTTGGATTGTACAGTTGATGAGATTATTGATTGTATTAGGGCAGATATAGTGTGTAGTACAAAAAAGTAGTTTCATAGAGCCTACTTTTTATAGTAGGCTTTGTTGAGATTATTGAAAGGAAGAGAGATATGATGAGTGTACAAACAGGTGATACAAAGATGGATGAAGCATATGCAAAACTAAAAGGGTATGTTGATAAATTTGATAATTTTAATGCATTTGAAAACTACTTTTTTAGTATTGCAAAAACTGATGTTCATAAGAAGCTTACTAAGTGGCTTTTAAAGGTGCTCTTTGCGGAGTTAAAACAAAAAAATACGCTAATACTTGGAGAGGATTTTGAAAGATTGCTTACACTTGTGGATAGTGATAAAAGGCAGTCTTTGATTAAGTGGTTGGAAGATAGTTTACAAAAAGTTGGAGGATGATATGATTTTTAAAGGTAAAGGTTTACGAGCGGAACACTTTAATAAAAAAGTGAACTACATTATAGATGAGTTCTTGGTTCAGGGAGCCATTACTCTTCTTTATGCTCCTCCTAAAAAAGGTAAAAGTAGCTTTGCAATGGGTCTTACAAAATATTTAATTGATAACACAACGCTATATCCTTTGTATCTTGACTTTGATAATCCCATTATTGCATTAGAAGATAGAGGTATAAATAAGGTTATACACGAATATATGGGTAGATTTGAATATGTTCATCCTGATATTGTTTGTATGACAGGGATTGAAGCTATAAATGCAATGGTTAAAGATTGTGAAGGTGGGGCTGATTATTCTAATGTAGTTCTTTTACTAGATAGTGCTACGAATTTTGTTGATGTAATGGATGATAGGGCTACTACAAGCTTTATGAATAAACTTAAGATTTTGAGAAATGCCGGAGCTACTATTATAATACTACATCATACTAATAAAAGTGAGCAAGGGTACAAAGGTTCTTCTAACTTTAGAAGTGACTGTGACAATGTGTTTATGCTGACAAGTGAAAGTGCAAACAGCTTGGAAGATTATATCCTGCTTAATAGCGAAAGTGCAAGATTTGGAAAGATTAGAAATAGTGCTTTTGTTTTAAAACGAGAGACTTGGAATATTACGAAGATTAGCTATGATGATGTATGTATGCCATACCACGTGCGAGAATTTATAAGAGAGATTAAGCAAGTTTTACAAAAAGAAAAACAGCTAAATCAAACCAAGCTCTTAGAGGCTATAGGGAAAGATAAAAGAGATAAAACATCTGCGGAATTGTTGGCTGAATATTCTGGGAGATATTGGACAGTAGAGGAAAAAGGTAACTCAAAAATCTACACATTGAAATAAAACCTACAACATACAAAAAAATACCTGTACGACAAGTGCGACAACTACAACATACAACAATATTACGACATCAAAAAGTTATTAAAAGTACGATAATGTGGTTCTTTTAGTGAGCTTGTCGCAGTTGTCGGTATTGTCGTAAAGTTGTTGTGTGTATAAGAACAAAAAGGAGTAACCATGGCAAATAAAACAACCTATGAAGAACTCAAAATTAAGCAAAATTGGGCTTTATGGCAAAAAGTAGAACACACAAAAAAAAGAATTAAAGAATTTTTAGAGTTTACAGATGGAAAAGCTTATGTTTCTTTTTCGGGGGGGCTAGATTCTACAGTATTGCTACATATAGCAAAAGAAGTTGAACCAAAAATTTTAGCTGTATTTTGTAATACCACCAACGAAGACCCTGAAATAGTAAGATTTGTGAAAACCCATGATAATCTTAAAATCTTATATCCAAAAATGAAGTTTAGAGAAGTTGTAGAGACTTGTGGCTTTCCTTTTGTTAGCAAAAAGGTAAGTCGTTCTATTATGGAGTTAAGAAGAGCAAATCCAAACAGCTCAAATATACGTAACCTTTATTTGACAGGTTTTAATAGAAAATCTCAATTTGTTCCGTCTTGGAAACTTGCAAAGAAATGGTATTTTTTGTTTGATAAAGAGGCTACAAGGTTTGATATTACTTCTATTTGTTGTGATATATTAAAAAAAGAACCTATGGAAAGGTTCAAAAGAGAAACAGGTCTATGTCCAATAGTTGGTACTACAACGAGTGAAGGTCAAGATAGGGAGCTGAACTACATTAAGTATGGTTGTAATATATATGATAGTAAGAAACCTAAATCAAGACCTTTATCAATTTGGACCAATAAAGATGTTTGGGATTATATAAAAATAAACAATATCTCTTATTGCTCCTTATATGATGATATGGTTTTAGATGATGGCACGATTGTAAAGGGTGAAGCTAGAACTGGCTGTGTAGCTTGTGGTATGGGTTGTTCTTTAGAGGAAGTTAATAGATTTGAGACTTTAAAGCTGAGAAATCCAAAACATTATGCGAATATTATGAAATACACAAATAATGGAGTTACATTTCAAGAAGCCTTTCATCATACTTTTGTTCCTCAAAAGAAATATCAATCCAAGGAGTATATAGAAAATTTATTTATGGAGGCTATGGAAACATTAAAGGGGAATGATGTGCAGTGTTTAAAAAATACACATTTCCTTTTAAGTGATGAGCTCAAAGATAATATTAATATTCAAGAAAGATACAAAAATTTAAGAAAAAGGTTAAACCATACGGAAATTTTGTACTTGATTCTTAAAAAAGCGTTGAGTAATGATTTAGAGGAACTAAGATGGCACAAGAACGAAATGACTACAAAAAAGAATTAGCAGAGGTTGTTATTGGCGGAGTTTATTATGATAAAAATCATCCTCATATTAGATTAGAAGTATTAAAAACAATAGGAGATTTTATTTACTTTAACTATCTACACTTTGAAAACGGTTGGCATGGGAGTCTTCCTATTTGGGGGTTTATTAATACTTACAGATTAGAGAAAAAAACCAAACACAAACAATTAGAATTTAGTTTTTAAGGATATATTATGACACAAACACAGCAAATTTACAAGAAAAGCCTTATCCAAAAGATACAAATTGCAAAGAGTAATGTTTTTGGTAATGATGAAGAACGCAAGGATTTTATGCTCTCTCGCTTTGGTGTGGATAGCACCACTAAGCTTACGATAGACCAGCTTAAACTACTTTTGGATTTTTGCAATAGAAAAGTGAGTGATATACCTATTGCAAAAGCAACGGAAGCACAGCTAAATAAAATATATGAGCTGTGGAGAACTAAAGCTAGAAATGCTGATAAAAAAGCACTAGCTTCGTTTGTGCTAAAGATGACAAAAAAAGAGCTAGATGATGCAACTTTAGTAAAAAACGATGCCACAAAGCTAATAATAGCTTTAGAAAAGATGTATTAAACATTGCAAAATGCAATATTATTGTTGCAAATTAAAATAAAATTTGTTATACTTTCGTAATAATCTTATGGAAGGTATAACAATGTCAGCACCGCTTACTAACCTAGACTTGTTTGAAGAACTGTTTTCGTTTATAAAACAAAATGACTTAAATGCTACTATTAAAGAATATGGTGGCTCAAACTTCTATATACCTTCGTATAAAACAACCCTCCGAAACGACGAAATAATCAGATATTACCGTGCAAATTATGGACAAATTGGCTTAGTTAAAAGATTGGCTAAACAATATGATCTAACTGAGAGACAAATCTATGATATTACTAGGGAAGTTCGAGAAACTCCTAGCTTGTTATAGCATCTTCAAAAAAAGCTTCTAAAATATCCTCAAGCTCTTGTAATGTATCTTCATAGATTGTTCCATCTTTGTGTATTGGCATAAATGCTCTTGCTTCTATAGTGCCGCCTTGTGAACCGAATTGATGAACTATAGGGTATGGATAGCCATTGGCTGTTGCATTTAGACCAACTATTGCTTCATTTTTATTGCTTTTTTGACTGAGTGTGCCTTGCATAGTCCCTTCATCGTATAGTATTCTATTTGGACTTTTGTCATCTTTTCGTGGTTTGATAGGATTCCATGAGATGCCATCCGGTGTTTGTTGTTTTTGGAAAGATTCATCTACTACCTTGTACAGGTGGTCGGCTAGTTCTGCCATTACAGGTTGTAGGTCTGAGCCTATGTCTTGTAGCTGTTTTAACTTCTTGTTTACGGTCTCTATGCCTTTGACTTCTATTTGTACTTGCATTTTATTCTCTTATTTGGTATAATTTTAAATATAAAGAGAAATGGGACTACAGATAATGGCATGTCGGCTCTGCCCTGCAAACTGTAGCCTTAATCCGACTCTCTTTTATATATTAGCTTTTCGATTCTTCTTTTTTCAACTTGAACACTAGTATCTAAATAATAGGCAGTAACTCCTTGTGTTTTATCTTTCAAGTATTCAAAAACTACCATAATAGCTCTTTTTTCTCCATTGTCATTTATGTATCTAAACATCTTTTTATAAAGGGAGTTTTCTTTGGATATTTTTCCTTTTTTAAATTCTAAATATATCTCATCGGGGTCTTTTATAGTTTTTGCTATCTCATCTAAGTACAGGTGTCTATCTCTTTTTTTGATTTTTGTGTGTCCTGTAGCAGCTGTAAAAAGTGTATCATCTATAATCATTGGGTCATTTACTTTGTCAATAAAGTTGTCTCCCTTTTTTATCCCAAGAGTTTTATAAAATTTGTCTTGTAATTGTGTTTCCGTTAGGTTTGCATATTCTTCTTTTTTGATACTTTTAACTGCCGACAAGGAGCTTAATGAGCCATCTAAGTCTATTTTAGATAGTTTTGATAAATTTGAATCCTTGCCTACATTATAATCCCAATCTTTTGAAGCTGCACTTGGTGGAGCTTCTTTTAAAATCTTAAGTCCTCTTTTTTCACACCATGCTTTACTAACTGCTCTTACTTTACATACACAACCCCATGCATTTGGTGGATAGTTCGTATCCCAAAAAGGGTGATTGTTTGGTAATATTGTATTATGTAAAGCTTCATGTTCAGCTCTTGTAGTTTCTAGTAAAGCTGAAATATATTGAAAATATTTTGAAAGAGGTAGTTTGATTTGTTCTTCATATCTAGCTTTTGCATAGGCTACTCTCATGTTTGTTTTGAAAATGTTTCTTAATCTTTTTGAGTCTACATTGATAGTTTTGACTTCACCTGTTTTTGGGTTGGTTATGTCTTGCTCTCCCCACCAACCTTTTTGTTGTAGTGTCGGTTTGATGTTCTTTTGCCATTCTTTAAAGCCTGTCCCATTTTGCATAGCCTCTTCTATGGAAGTAAACATATCATGAAGCAAATCCAATCTTGTAACTTTTGCTACGGTAAAGGCTCTATCGTGGGCTTGTTTTTCTACTTCATAGTAGTCAAAACTTAGCTTATAGCCTTTGTTCCTTAGGTACTCTATAGCTTTTTGTGGTACTAGATTGAAATCAAATTTAACCATTTGGGTTTTCATCCTCTATCTCAGCTCTGCCTAATATATCACTATTTGCAATATTTTTAAAAAGCAAATCTTCCAGGTCTTTAGTATTTATATTTGGATAGATGTCTAATAGCTTTTCTTGTAGCTCTTCATAACTTGTACTATTCTCCACTAATTTCAAGATTTGTTTTTGGAAAGTGAGTGGATTTATAGTATCTATAGAATTAGTTTTAATTTCTAGTTCATCTTGAGGCATACTTTTTGAAAATGCCAATTTTGAGTTTGGAATAAGAGCTTGAGACTGAATGTCTCTTTTTTTAACTTTAATGTTATATGTCGTTTGAATATACTCTTCATCTATGTCAAAGCCCATATCATATATTACTTTATCTCTATCTGCAAGTTCTTTATTGGGGTCATCAATATCTTTGAGCCTACCTTTTATATCAATGTCAATATTGTTTAATTCTTTGAACATATGTATTATTTCTCGTATGATTTTATTAACAATATTTTCATCAGCTCCGGCTAAATCTTCTCTTATATCATTGTGAACGGTTGCAGCTGCTTGTGAACCGCCTTTGACATTTGAAGTTAGATTTCCTCCCAATATTACTTGCCTTATTTGGTCATCTATGTATTCAATGATTTCTTTGAAATTTGCCTTGTCTTGAATTGTTTTAATTTCGAGTGTATCATCAGTGTCTAATACTGCTCCATCACCACCTAGCATATTGTATATCTCATCGGCTAAGTCATCTTTATTGCCTTCTGTTTTTGCAATAACCCAAGGTGTACCAAATCTTTCAAGCAGTTCTATCCAAAATTGTAAAGAGGCATTTTTGAACTCTATAAGCCAAAATAGTGGTATGTATATTGGTTGTCCATACGGTTTGTTGTATTTT